TGTGCCTTTCCAAAATTTAGGCCGCGATTTTAAGACCGGTCTTGATTGCTACGGATTGGTGGTTGAGATTTATCGCCGTTGCGGAAAAGACATCGGCGAGTATTATTCTGACTGCTCGGATAAAGCCAGGATCAATGCGATACTGAGGCGTGAAGTTGCTACGATGAAATGGCGCCGGATTGCAGAAGGAGAAACTTTACCGGTACCATGCCTGGTTGCTCTGCGATTTAATGCGCTGCCAGGAGTAGTAAATCATACCGGTGTTTACATCGGGAATGGCCGCTTTATCCATACCAGAGAAAAAATAGGCTGCTGTGTCGACAATATCAACAGCATAGCTTGGAAGAAGCAGATTGAAGGATTTTATGAATTTGTGGGGTGATCGCCCTTGATTACTATTGTTTTTGTAAAAAATCCGTTCGAACCGGATAAAGACAGGTCAAGAAAACAAGTGGAATGCACCGGCGAAATGCTCGAAAGCTATATCGCCGAATACCGTACCCTGCTGCCGGATCAGGAACTGCACATCCAGGTCAGCGGTACTATCGTCAAGCATCCAGATCAATGGCTGGTTATGGACGGAGCTTTTATAACCGTTCATCCGGTCGTTGGGAAAGGCGGAAAAAGCATTTTAGGGCTTGTGGCCATGGTTGCGTTGACCGTTGTTTCAATGGGTGTTGGTGGCGCTGCTGCCGGCGGTGCGTGGGGTGCATGGAGTGCAGCTGCTACTGCTGTGAATACGGCTTGGGGTTACGCAGCTGCAATGGGAATAATGCTCGTTGGTGGAACATTGATTTCTAAATATCTAATGCCGAAAGTATCACTTGGTAAATTTAACAATACTACAAGTGATCCAACGTACAGCTGGAATGGTATTACTACCATGGACGGGCAAGGTAATGCTGTTGCTATTACTTACGGCATTGTTAAATCTGGCGGGCAAAGTATTGCTAAGTTCGTAACCAATAACAATAACGATCAGGTATTGAACTGGATGGTTTGTGCCGGCGAAGGACCGCTGACGATCAGCGATGTCAGGTTGAACGATAACCCAATTTCAAATTATAAGGATGTAACCGTGGATATCCGCCCTGGTACCAATACGCAGGAGATAATAAACAATTTTAATGATATCATCACACCGCGGCCGCTGGGATACGAAATCCTGAACAACGAATACCGGACAGACGTTATTCCGGGCAATACTACCGAGGGTATCATAATTGACGTGGAATTCAGCCAAGGCTTATACCATGCTAATGACGATGGGAACCTCAGTAGCGCTTGGGTAGATATCAACGCCGACTATGCACTTCGCGGCAGCGGTGTGTGGAAACCTTTGGTAAGTGGCTATACATTGGTTAAACCTAATCCTGTAAATGCTGTGCTTATTGATGGATCTGCCGAACTTGGAAATTGGAAAATCAGAGTGCAGCGGATGAAATCAGAAACTACAGACAGTGATGGAGATACTATTAAACAAATTTACTGGGTAGTTCGTGTTGGTAAGCCGAGTTCTAGAGATAGTTGGTTTTTTGGTAATCATGGTGGATGGTATTCCGGATCGTTTTCACCTGGGGCCACAGGCAGTATTGATGTCGGACCATTCAGATTTGATAAACCTACCATGCAGGCTAAAGGTGATGGTTATAGTACAACAGCAGAAGTCGCCAAGAATGGACGTGTCAGTGCGGCGCAAAGTACCGCAGTACGGCGTAGTTTCCGTGTCGATAATATCCCAGCCGGTGAATACGAAGTTCGTGTAACGGTGGTCGGGCGTAGCGCGGCGACAAACAGTACCCGCGATGGTGTGAAGTGCTGGTGGACGACGGTATCAAGCGTTATTTATGACGATTTTATTTATCCGAACAAGGCGCTGATCGGCGTTAAAGCGCTGGCCACGAACCAGCTTTCCGGCAGTGCGCCGAATTTGACGTTTATCAAAGAACGTGCGACAGTCCTGGTCTATAATCCGTCTGTTGGGTACCAGGAAAAAGAAGCTAATAATCCGGCATGGGCCGCTTACGACTACTGCCACGGCGCCAGATTATTGGAAGATCCTCGTACTGGCCAGAACGTTGTCGACGTTCGCGGTGTACCTGCAGAGCTGATGATGTATGACCGCTTCGAGGAATGGGCAGAGCACTGTGACAAGATGAATTTGAAAATCAACATTGAGATGGCGACAGTCGGCGAATTCTGGCAGCAAGTAAATACAGATATTGCTCCTGTCGGTCGTGGGAAAATCGTGCAATTCGGTACCAGGTTTGGTTGTATTTGGGATCATGTTTCACAGCCGGTGCAGATGTTTACGATGGGGAATATCGTTACCGGTAGTTTTAAACAAACCTGGCTCGGAACGAAGGATCGCGCCAATGCTATAGAGCTGACCTTCAATAATGCAGCTAAGGACTACGAGCGCGATACTATGACCTGCTATGGCGATAATTATGATGATCCAGGTATCATACCGAAAACAACGCAGATACAGATCAACGGCATTACCAGTTGGGACCAGGCATATCGAGAAGCAAAGTATCAGCTGAAGTGTAACGAGTTGCTGATGCAGAGCGTTGAATTTTCGGCCGAGATTGATGCAATCGGATGCATGGTAGGCGATCAGATACTGGTTGCCCATGATGTACCGCAATGGAGTCACAGCGGACGCATTTATCAGAACAACGGTCTTTATGTTGTGACATTGCCGATTGATCCGGATACTGTTGATATGACGCTGGATTATCAATTCCAGTATCGCAGCATCAACGACAATCTTCACAGTAGGAAAGTAAGCAGTATTGATGTTGTCGGGCGTATGATATCGGTCACTGTGGAAACTGGGTTCGACGAAACAGATCCGCCGCAGGAGCAGGATATCTTTGCTCTGGGCCCGGTAGAACGTACGTGCAAGCCTTTTATCGTGACAAGCATTTCACGTAATGGAGAGTATCAGCGCCAGATTACAGCGCTCGAATATAATGCAGCCATCTTTGAAGAGAATTACGAGATCCCGATGCCGGACTATTCACTGGATACAGATAACGATGCTCAAAACGTTATCAACCTTCAGGCTCGGCAGGTAGCTTATAAAAACAAGCAAGGAACATTGTGCTGCAGGATGTTTGTTTCTTGGCAACTTCCCGACGGAGCTGCGGCAGATTATTTTACGGTCTTGCTGTCTGACAATTACGGCAGTACCTGGAAGGTGGCGGCATCGGTATATGGTATGGAGTGCGAACTCGACACGCAGCCATTTACCGAGTATATGGTCAAGGTTATTACTGTGCTTAAACTCCGGCAGTCTACCGGTACGATTGTTGGCCCGGTGGCCGCAGGCATCGATGAGTTGCCGCCGGATGTCACGACTTTGGATCACGAAGAACTTTCAAGCGGTACGCGCCGTTTTTGGTGGACCTTTGAATATCCGAATCCGAATGATATAGCCGGATTTAAGATCAAATACATCCAGGGCAATAGCTTGAACTGGAACGCTGCGTATGATCTGCATACCGGGTTTGTAACGCTGCAGCCTTTTGAAACGCAGGCACTGCGTCAAGGCGTACATACAGTCATGATCAAAGCTGTAGATAACGCCGGGCAGGAAAGCCAAGGGATGGCCTACTGCGTCCTCAACTTGGGGGATCCGCTTGAAGATAATGTGCTCTATAAAGAGGACTTTACTGTCGATCGCTGGTCAAAAGTCGTTACCAATGGCGTTATTTTGGATGACGGTTATATCCATGCTCCGCAGTCCTCTTATTTTTGGGGATACCCCGAAAGCGAGTTTTGGGTGCAGACTGATTGGGCGTTCTGGCGTGAGCAGTATAATGCCTTTTATCTTAATGCACAGCTTGTTGTGCCGGCTTCCGGACAATTTTGGTTACGTTATGATATCAGCGGTCCAGCAGCAATTGAATACAGGATTACCGGCAAAAATAATTTTTGGGATTCTCCGGATGCTCCGTTTTGGGATGAGGAAGATTGGGCTTTTTGGCCGGATGAAACCGTATTATTTAAGCCGTACACTTGTAAGGTTCAGGTCAAAGCTGGTGATGTAATTCAGATCCGCGTGCTGGCTCCGTCAAATACGACTGATGAATCTGTATTGCGATCGTTGGTCATGATTGTGGACGTGCCAGACAGGGAGGAGCATTTTGAAAATCTATCAGTGCCGGCCGAAGGTATTTCTCTTGAAATTCAAACACCACACTACTATACAACAGCAGTCAGGATTGATGCTGTGCAAGATTATTCCGGCAGCGTAACTATTGCGAGGGCGGCGGTTATCAGTCGTAATCCTTGTAGGATCAAGCTGTTGGATATAAATAATAACCCTGTCGCAGGAATTGTTGATGTAACCTGGCAGGGATTTGTGAAGGAGGTTTTATGATGGCTGAATCAGCCTTAAAAATTCCGAAGTTTAAAATTATGGGTGATGCCCTTAAGGTTTATAACAAGGTAAATGGTGTTGCACAAGAAGGTGCAACTACACAGGCTGCAATGATGGATTTTTTGCAAAACAACAACGATATTCTACGATGCTTCGTTGAAATGCTGTGGCAGGAGCAGAAGCCTGTGGTAGTAGGACAATTGGTTTGGTCGCCATCGCTGCCGAATGGGGTCATAGCAAAGGTTACTCAGGCGGGTACACTCGGAGCCGATGAACCTATATGGCCATCAATAGTTGGTAGCACTGTTGAAAGTGGGAGTGCGGTATTGAAGATTGTGCTTTGGGCACCGGAGACCTTGCCAGCCGATGGTGGTACTGCTGCTTTAGCTAATAATGCAGAAAAATTAGGCGGACAGTTACCGGCATATTATGCGACAGCTACGCAACTGGCGGCAAAAGCAGCATTATTAAGCCCGGCTTTCGCAGGCATACCAACGGCTCCAACAGCAGATGCTGGCACCAATACAGATCAGATTGCTACAACGAAGTTTGTTATGACTGCATTGTCTGCGTTGAGTTCACAGGGAAAAATAGTTTCATACAGTCTGGCACAAAATGGTTATTGTAAATGGGACATCGGCTTAATTCTACAGTGGGGA